GAACCTGAAGTACCATCTGTACCCGAAGTTCCTGAAGAACCACTTGTTCCGTCTGTTCCACTAGTTCCCGATGAACCACTTGTTCCGTCTGTTCCACTAGTTCCTGAAGAACCCGAAGTTCCCGATGAACCTGAAGTACCATCTGTTCCACTAGTTCCTGAAGAACCTGAAGTACCATCTGTACCTGAAGTTCCTGAACTACCCGAAGTACCATCAGTACCTGAAGTTCCCGATGAACCTGAAGTACCATCTGTACCCGAAGTTCCTGAAGAACCTGAAGTACCATCTGTACCTGAAGTTCCTGATGAACCTGAAGTACCATCTGTACCCGAAGTTCCTGAAGAACCACTTGTTCCGTCTGTTCCACTAGTTCCCGATGAACCACTTGTTCCGTCTGTTCCACTAGTTCCAGAAGAACCTGAAGTTCCCGATGAACCACTAGTTCCTGAAGAACCAAAAGTTCCACCCGTAAAATTAATTGTTACATTACCATCTCCATTATCAACAACAGAAGCTTCTGAAAATGTCATACCAGTGACATCGGCTATATTTGTTGTACCATCTCCAACACTAAGAGGATTTCCTCCTCCTGATGTGAATCCAGTAATAACGATATTATCATCGTCACTTGTGTATAATGTTAACTCGTTAGTTCCACTATCATAAGTTCCACTAACTACCGCAGCGGCGAATCCTGTGACGGTAACTACTTGACCATCACTATCATATAATTCTAAAGATGTTGATGCAGAATAATATGTACCACCCGTAATTGCTGTGTCATTTAAATTGGCAATTCTCCAACGAGCATTTTCTCTAGTAACACCACTAACACCTTCAATTGTTGAACCTGTCCAAGCATTCATTAATGCTTGTCCACCCGCTCCAACGTTTACTAATTGATATCCCGTTCCTAAATCAGTAATATCACCATCAGCCTCTGCAACGTTCCATAAACTTGAATAGTTAGGAATTGTATATTGATATGTTGTTAAATTTTCTTGAACAAAAACCAACATACCCAATCTTCTTCTACCCGAAGAAATTCCATCGTTATTAAGATTAACTTGGTTAATAACAGGTGGGTTATATGGAACATAACCACCACTAATAAAACTGATGGGAATTACGTTTCCTGAAAACGCAACAGGACCTCCGTCATCATATGTTTCTTGAGGAATAACCCAATTTAAGTCGGCGAGGTTCCATACCTCCATGTATCCACCAATACTGTTTACGCTAAAAATTACACCAGTGTCATTATCTCTATCAACAGAAACTGGACCATATATTATTGATGTTGAAGTTGGATTTTTATATTGAAAACTCATTTCTTTTTATCTTTATTATTAAATATCTTTAGGTTATTAAATTAATGTTCCTCCTTGGAAGTAATTCGGTAAAGCTCCTGTTGTCAACCTGAAATCAGTACCACTATACGTTGAATACATTCTATAAACACCAGCAGGTATATTTGTACTTCCCGTATAGTCGATAAACAAATTATTTGGTGCTGACCCATTATACGTCGTACTCATTGTTTTATCTGTCATCGCGCCTACCGATGTACCATTTTTAATGGTTGAGTATAATTGTCCGTTTGTTGCACCTGTTGAAACAAACACTATAACCCAGTTATTTGTTGTTGCAGTATACGCTCCAACTGGAATTTGAACAGTTTGGAATTTATATGCAACAACTGGAAGTCCATAAGCATCTGTTGGACCACCACTTGTTGTTGATATTGGTGCTGTTATAATTGCTGGTTCTCCTCCTGTAGTTATATCTCCTGTCCATCCTGAATAAGCTAAATATGCGTTCATTTGTGAGTTAAATGTTGCTTGAACTTGTGATGGTGACCCAACTTGATTAAATCCTCTGAACGCACTACCTTGAGATATCATCCAAGTACTTAAATTAGCTTTAGATTGTGTACCATTTGTATCAATGAATATATAAGCCATCAACCCTGGTTGCGTTGGTGTTGGAGTAGGTGTTGTTGTTGGAGTTATCGTATTAGTCGGAGTTTGAGTTACCGTTGGTGTTGGTGTTTGAGTATTTGTTGGTGTGTTTGTTGGTGTGTTTGTTGGAGTCTCTGTTGGAGTTTCAGTGTTCGTCGGTGTATTTGTTGGTGTCTCTGTGTTAGTTGGTGTTTGAGTTGGAGTCTCTGTGTTAGTTGGTGTTTGAGTTGGTGTTTGAGTTGGTGTTTCAGTATTTGTAGGAGTATTCGTTGGTGTTTCAGTATTTGTAGGAGTATTCGTTGGTGTTTCAGTTGGTGTAGGAGTTTGAGTTTCTGTCGCAGTTGGTGTTGAACCTGCAGTTGCGGTTGTAGTTGGTGTTTGAGTTTGGGTAGGTGTTTCAGTATTTGTTGGAGTATTTGTTGGGGTCTCAGTATTTGTTGGTGTCGGTGTTTGAGTCGGTGTCTCTGTATTAGTAGGTGTTGGAGTCTCTGTTGGAGTTTCAGTGTTTGTCGGTGTATTTGTTGGTGTTTCAGTATTAGTTGGTGTTACACTTGGAGTATTAGTTGGTGTAGGAGTCTGAGTTTCAGTTGCAGTAGGTGTTAATCCAACAGACGCTGTTGGAGAAGGTGTAAGTGTTGGAGTTGCAGTTTGAGTTGGAGTTTGAGTTGGAGTTTGAGTTTCAGTATTTGTTGGAGTTTGAGTTGGTGTTATAGTATTTGTTGGAGTAATACTTGGTGTTACATTGGCAGGAGTTAACGTAGGTGTTGGTGTAGGAGTTGGTGTACCACATTGTAAATTAACAATAACACCATTTAACATTTCAGTTCTTGTTTGAGCAGAATAATAAATTACAGAATCAACAAAAACATCAAAAGGACCAACAGCATTTGAATTAGATGTAAGTCTAACGATATAAGAAGTACAACTCGTTACCGTTAATTGTTGTTCAATTTCCGTTGTACAACCATTCGCATTATTTGTAACAAGAATAGAATATGTAGCCATTTAATAAGTTAATTTATTAAATAAATACTTGTGATGATTAGTTTTATTTTAAATACTAAAAAATAAGATGAATTAAGTTTCAAATAACTTAAGATATACTAATATTGAAGTTACAAGACGAGTTTTCAATACTAATATCAACAACACAAGAAGTTAATTGAATGGTAATTTCAAACGCACATCCAAATGTACAATCTAAAATATGAAACACACTACAATTATTATCATCAACCAAAGTTAACATAACTTGTGGAGCAGTATTAAATATTGTTGGTATTGTTGAATTGTAACTAACAATAGGAGGAACAGGTCCAGGATTTATTATTCCAAGAAGTGTTTGGTTATTACCATAAATGTCAGATAAATAAACACTTATAGGATAAGTACCACCCGATATTTCATCTATTCTAATTTGTGTCATGATAAGCAAATAATGTTATAATCAATAAATAGTTTTAATATAATTGTCTTACCAATTAATTCATTATTTGTTGTACTTGATTGAATTGTAATTTCATTCAATATAGGATTAACGATAACATTTTGAACACCAGGAACACTTAATAATAAACTTTGTGCCGCATCATAGTATAAATTATCAGCAGGAATATCCGTTACTGACGTTGATGTATAGAAGGTTGTTGTTCCTGAAATACCTGAAGGTTCTACATAAACATTAAGACTATATGTTGCGGAGATTAAACTACAATCTGTTCTACCTGAAGTTAATTGGTCATAACCTTGATTTAACATTTGTTGTAAACCAAATTGTGTTTGAATTATTTCAAATAATTGTCCACCCATTGGATATATCTCATAAGCAGAAATTGTTGCATCACAAGCAATAATTGTATCTCGTTTTAATGAACAACCATTACTATCAATTAAAGTTAAACTATAAGTTCCTCCTGTTAATCCTGAAACGGTAATTTGTTGTGGATTTCCTGGAACATTATCTGACCAATTATAATTAAATGGAGGAACTCCACTTGAAATAAATGCGGTTATTGCTCCATCAGAACCTGAACCACAAGAAGTTTCATATAAATTAAAATTAACTTGAGATGTCCCGTTAACAAAAACATTTGTTGTTTGAGTACATCCTGTAGCATCTGTTACACTAATAGTATGTTGTCCATAAGGAATACTAGTAAATGTAACAGCAGAAAAACTTGATGATATTGAATTATTATTATCCAATAAATAAGTATATGGTGACAAACCTCCATTAGTTTTTGTCACAGATATCACACCATTATTACCACTACAAGTAGCTCCTGTAACTTGTGTTGATATTGTAAAATTATTTGTGGCGTATAGAGTTATTTCACTACTATAAAAACAACCAGATGAATCCGCAACAACGACAGTGTAAGTTCCCGATTGTAAATTAATAAATGAATATGTTGTTTGATAAGTTGTAAAAACACTAGTGTTTGTATCAGGATATATTAAGGTATACGTATAAGGACCAACACCACCATTAATTGACACAGTGATTAAACCGTCAGTACTAGAACAAGTTGAACCTTGTGATGTTATATTAACAGAAGATAAACCTTCAGGAGTTAATAATTCTACCGATGTAGCTAATGTACAAAAAGCAGCATCAGTAACTAAAACAGAATACGACCCAGGTGATAACCCTGAAACAGTCCAAGATGTTCCGTATTGAACCGTAACATTTCCTGTTGACGCAGAATAATAATATGGAGCAGTACCCCCAGTTATTTGAAGAGTAAATGACCCGTCGGCAGAAAAACAAGTTGGTTGTGTAACCGTAAATTGTCCAAAACCAATTGGGTCTACATTAACAATAGTACCTGTTTTAGTATCTGTACATCCATAGTCATCGGTAACTTGTACAGAATAACTACCACTAGTTAAACCTGTAATTGTACTACCTGTTTGTCCATTATTCCATAAATAAGTGTAAGGAGGAGTTCCTGTAACACCAGTAACATATATCTTACCAATTGGACTACCACCACAACTTGAATTTGGAACAACATATAAACCATATTCTAATGGTGTTGAATCTTCAATAATAAAAGTTTGACTTTGTCCTGTACATCCACCTAAATCTAAAGCGGTAGTATAATAAGTTCCCGCGGATAAATTCAAGAATGTTACTTGAGAAGCATCCGTAATGGCTGACGTAATATAGTTACCATCAAAATCATATAAATAAAAATTTGTTGATGAGTAATCAGAACTTGATGTGGCAACAACAGAACCGTTATCTAATCCACAAGTTGTACTTACAACAGTTTCTATCGTAGCACAAACTCCTGATGATATTGGTATATCAATTGGAAAACTTAAATTTAATGGTAAAGTACTATCTACAACATATAAACCATAGGTGGTTGTTGTTAAACCAGTTCTAACTGATGGATTTAGTGTTACAACATCTAACCCCAAACTAGGTGATACCCATTGTACACTATATGGTGGAGTACCTCCTGAAAAAGAAATAGAAATAACCCCCGAATTAGTATTCGAACAATCGCCTGTTAATGATATAAAATATTGAAACGGTGATGCCATTGTTAGTTACAATCTATATTAATATTTATTCCTACGTTTAAGTAAACAGTATCTATTGAATTATTGGCATTACAAGTTAAATCTGTAACGGTTAATTGATTTCCATTTAAAGTATAGGTATAACCATAATTATGAATTAAAGGCAAATATTCAATAAGAGCATTTCTCCATTCTTCAGTTGTAGGTGAGTCTGTTAATGTTACACCATTATAAAATGGTTCTTGAATTAAAACAACATTGTCAACTCTAAAATCAACATACCAAGTTGTTGAAATTGAATTTTGAACACAATCATTTAATGTTAATCCACTCTGAGCTAACATATAATTAACTCTATTAACCAAAACACTATCAAAATTGGATACAGTAATATCACCATTTAACCAAGCGAATATATTAAATTCTGCATATTCCGTAGAACAATTAACACTGAATATATCGGTAATTAATTCACAAGGTTGAACTTGAACAGGGATAAACTGACAACCACTTTGTCTTCTATAAACAAATTTTTGTCTATTTAAAATTGAGTTTTCTAATCTAATACCACTATTCCAAATAGTACTTGCTGGAATCATTTGTTCAACTAACTTTGTCCAATAAGGACCAATACCATCAACATAATCAATAAGTTTTTGGTATGTGTATTGATTGTTTGGTATTCCAACAGTATTATTTGATTCAAGATATTTCCAAAAGATTGATTGTAAGTTTGGATAACCACCTGTTTTACCATCACTACTTGTTTGTCTATTTCTAACGTTAATTGTATTCTCAAAAAATGTTTGAGAAAACTCAAAAAATGTTTTTGTCTTTGGATTAGGTTTATAATATGTTGGTTCAACTCCACCAGGAACTGGGTAATCAATTGTATATCCAGATTCAGGAATCGGGTAATCGTAATTAACCGATTGGTTCCAAATGTCATATAAAATACCTTGACTTGGATTCATAAACAAATCAACATTCTTAGCGTTTAACACCAATTTTTCGTTATCAACAAAATAATAAGCATTGTAATCCGAAGAATTTGAAACTCTTATCTTATCATTATCGGATAGCCAAGCTTTATTATTATCTACAACTTTTGTAAGTTCAAACCCTAATTCCATATATGGAAATTGTCTGTATCTATCCAAATATGTTTGTCCATAAGTGAACGGAGCAAGTTGTGTTTGTATATCAAGATTTTGTCCCGTGTAAACAGCACCAGTAATTTGAACCTCATTTGGACTTCTATGACTAGAAGTTTGTTCATACCAACCAGCACCGATTTGGTTAAAGAATGTTTCGGTGTTTGCCGGAGCATTAGGATAACCTTCTATGTCAATTGGATAATCTCTTAAAGATATGTTAGCATTAATATATGTATTACTTTCAGTAAATGCGGTATAAAGAACACCTTTTATCTTATAGGTATCACTAACCAAATAACTCGGAGTTTTTTCAACATATGTACCACCTGATATTTGTGTCCATTGTGTTGTGAATTGCTCAAGATTAATTCTTTGGTCAGCCAAGTATATGTGTTCGTTATATTCAATTAACGACTCTGGAGCACCAACCAATCTTAATAAAAACTCTACCGACCTTCTTGTTCCTTTTGATTTAAAAAGATAAGAAGCATTCAATATTAAGTTTCTGTAATAGGCATAATTTAATTCTGTTGGAGTGAGAGCTCTAGCATATCCAGGATATGTTGGAGTTGATGTATTACCAAAAACAGAACCTAAGAAATCTTCATTTGTTATCGGTGAAAAGTTTGATGACCATCCCAATGTTCGAGACAAGTTAACCAATAATTGTGAAGGTATATCATTTGATGGATTATAATTAACTGAGTTCATATAAGCCAAACCATCAATAAATTGTTTTACTTGGTCAAAACTTCTACCATATATTTGAAATATCTTTTCAACTTTTTGACCTAATGTATCAAACTCTTTTAACGATGCGGTAACCAAAAATCTTGAAATAAGGTTTGTCTTAAATGAATCTAAATTAACCGCAATTGCTTGAATTTCCTCCAAATATCTGTCAAATAAAAATGACCTAATATCTAAATTCCAATCACCATCTTTTGGCCAAGTCACCTGTTGATACTCCGTATATTGTTGTCCAAACTCATTTTGTTGTGGAACTTGGAATACAGCGGTATACTCAGGACGAACCAATCTATTAACTAAAAATTGTTCAACCTCATCAAAGTTTTCTAAGAATGTTTTATCAACAATAAAATCATTTGGTCTTATTTGATATTCACCATCAAAAGTAGTTGCCGTGGTTCCAAAAGGAGCTCCCGAAACATAAAAACTAATATATCCAGTACTTAACGTCTCTGATGGTGTAAATGATAATACTTTATAAATGTTATCGTTAATACTAACACAATAATCCAAGTATGTCTGATATAAATTTCTATATGGTGAAACAGTAATTTCTCTAACACCAAGATTAGTTGTTGCACTAACAGAGTAATCAATATCAAATGGATTATTTATCCTATCAACATTAACTCTAAAATAAGTTTCATCTTGTTGAGCATCATAAATAATATCATAAGCCGTGTTTCCTGTCGTATAGTAGATACTATTAAACATAACATCCAAAGATGCTGGAAAATAATTAATAATCTTTGTAATAGACACACTAAATCTTTTTGATAGTGAACCATACATTGAAAAGTTTAGAACTTGAGAAACATCATAGTTAGGATAAACTTTAAATTGTGTTGCAAGTATTCTTCTACTTTCTTCAAGGTCATTAATGTCCAACATCTCCAAAGATATTGGTTCAGAGAATGCCCCGACATTAAAAGTTCTATTAACTTTTTCCGTTATTCCTGTTGTGAACTCGAAATTACCTTGCGTAAGTCCTCCCCCTTCAACAGTTTGTAAACCTACAATGTTGTCTGAAAAAGTTCCCGCTCCGTTTCCGGGTCTTGGTGGATAAAAAAACTTACTACCTGTAGCCATTAACCTGTGATGTTTGTAAAGTTTTTACTGAAATCAATATTAGTTCCCCTACTTTGTCTAACCTCATATAACAATGCGTTAAATTGGTCTCTAATTTCATATAAGTTGTATTGTCTGTATATGTTATTTTCAGCATCGTAGATTGTGTAAATACCGTCATCAATAGATTTAGTTTGATTTCCGTAAAGAGCAATAGCAAGAGACGAAATATCGTATTCAACCATTTCAATCTCCAACGTCAATGGGTTAAAGAATGTATTTGTAATAATAATACTTTGATTTGGTTGACCAATAAACGGAGTTGCGTTTGGCTTATTTGTTGGTGATGATGAAGGTGATAATGTTAAGAAGATTAAATTTGAATCTCCATCAACATATCTATATCTAATTGATTTTTGTGTTACGTTAACTTCGTTTGTAATAACTGGCTCACAGAAAAATGCTGAAGTGATAACTCTAAAAAAGTTAGGTATCTTTGAACCATCGGGATTTAAGTATTCAACTCTGAATCCTGTTAATCCTTGAGTAACAAACTTATTTTGGTATTGTGCTGGAACATTTGAAATATCGATAATAATACCCTTCACATTAGGTAGTGCAGATAACACACCACAATCTGTAATTATTGTTCTTATCTGAGCTGGTCTTATATATAATGTATAAATTCCAACCGCATTGAACGTATCGGCAGGTAAAGTTAAATTGTATAATCCACCCAAAACTTCAACACCAGCGTTTCCACCTGTCTCCGTATTATTGAAATAAGGTTTCAATATAGATTGAGCATCCAATTGTGTTAACACAAAATTATCTGTTATATCCCTCGTAGGAGTGTAATTTAATATAATCTGAACATCTTCAGGACTTACGTCTGAAGGTCTTATTGTCCCATATGCACCAATTGCCATAAATTATTATTTATTTATAAATAGTTTAGTTCTTTTTTTCAAATTAATTCTTTTTCTCAACATTGAAGAAACCATATCCGTAGTTAATCATATCACCCAAGTTGTCTACCTCCCCAAGTCGTTGTACTCTTTCATAAGCAGAATTCTTTCCACGTTCAACGAATACGTCAGTTTGGATTTGAGCTTGGTCAACAACTTTAGTTAAAACCTCCTCCTTTGTAATAGGACGAGCAGTTAAATTATTTGTCGTAAACCCTGATGATTGTTGGAAAAATATTGTTGTTCCATCACTATAATCATAGTAATCAACCAAATTAACTGTATAGGCAGTAAAAGTTGTCGCAGTATTTGTTATCTGTCCCCAAATCACACCGTTCCTCTGAACAGGTTTTCCAACAATATATTTAACAGGACCATATTGAGCAAGTTCAGTTAATTTTGATTTGGTTAAACCTGATATGGTATATGGAACCGAAACATAGTTATTCGATGTTTGAGCCGATACCGTATTCTCAGCATCCCCATTAAAAATATAATCATAACTAACAGGAGTATTCAACCAATTACCACCAGCAGGAATAAAAAACGCAGTCCCGTTTGGATTATTTGGAACCACATTTTCATATGGTGTAGTCACTTGTTTCTCAACTCTTGTTATTCCCCACGGATTGGTTTGCTCAAGGGTGATTGTATATGTCCTATCTGCAATAGGATAGGTGTGGCGTAAAAAACTCGGAGTTAATGAGGTAATCGCTTGTTTTCCCGACCCGTCTCCCCAGTCGACCCTATATTGTGATAAATCCAAAAACTTCTGATACTCACTCGATGTGTTATAAACATAATAAACATAAGGACTATCCGTTGTCGATGAAAAGATAAAATTGGCAACAACATCCTTCTGTAATACAGCGCCATCAAACGGACTATAATATCCCATATCAGTAGCACTCTGAGTTATCATAATCGGAATTGTAAGTCCCGTCAATAATGAACTACCATTAGGACCAGCACTCAATACCTCAGTCATCGCAGAATAAACTCCAATCGTAACTCCAGTGTATGTGGCACTAACATTTTGACCGTTTAAGTCAACCCTAAATAAATCACCACGAATGTTCTCCGGTGATACTATGTAATTATAAACATTTTCCATTATGGGTTAATATATTCATACCACTTTATGGGAACCGAAGTTCCCGCTCTTTGACCGTAATTATTGTATATGTTTTGGGCGGGGTTTGTATTAAACACCTGATAAGTTTGTTTTTCATAATCAAGTTCCACTCGATAATAGAAAAATCTTGAGTTATCAAATGTGGTTGTTGTTCCTGATGATACCGATTGAGGCATATTCATCATCTTTACAAAAATTCCTTTTTCAGCATCATAAAACTTTGCCGTCATATAAAAAGTTCTAATATTCAAAAACGTTCTCTTCTTTAACCAATAAAGAAAAAATCCTTCCTTATCTCCAACATAGTCCAAAACAAAATCTGGTTTTTTAATTTCAACGTTTGTTCTATTCATTGGGGCCTCCATTGTAAGTCCTTGTTGAGTTGGAAGAATTATTGTAACATAATTTGTTTGTTTCTTCTCGTCCACACTATCATATAAGTCCAACTTAAAAAATGAATTTGAAAAGTTGTTATTATAATAGAAAATCTCTTGAGCGGTAAAACCTTCCTGACGATAATCAATACTCCAGTTATTTACGTTATTAACAGATGTTCCACCTGAATGGAAATAAAATTGATATTGAATATATGTGTCATCCGTTGGATTATATCTTGGAGATATTGGTAAAGAGTCTTCATCTAAATTGACAGTTACTGTATTTTGTGGTGCGTGAGCAAATCTTGTCACCTCAAAGTCTCTACCAACACCAATAACTTTATTGATTGCTTCAACTTCAAACTCGTCAATAGCTTGGTCCAAACCAGAATAATCCCAATCTAATTGAATTGGAAATGTAATGGTCTTATCTGTTAAACCACCATCTTGTCGTATTGTATACTTATTCACATCCATCTATCAAAGGTTTGATTGGGAAATTAATTCCCAATAAGTTTTCATTATAATTTATTCCCTCAGGTATTAATCTAAAATTAGAATTACTATATGGGTAATGTGCTGAGTTTAAAAAAGGATAATCAACACCTTGTTGTAAGTTATCTATAAAACCATAAGTATATAGGTCCCTCCATCTAAACTGTTGGTCGGCGTTTGAAAAATACGAATAACTTGGTACTCCTTGAATAAGTCCCAAATCTCCTGTCTCAACATAATCAGAAAAAACTCTGATTGACATCGATTGATGTGGCTGATAATAATATCCAGGAGCGTTTTTATCAACATTTACAGAAGTAGTATTGGTTGTTAAAGTTTCTTCCGTAGAGAAATTTGTAGAGGATTTTAAAGATGTTTGGAACACATTTTGATTAAACTTTAACTTGTGGAAATATGGTGAAATAACTCTTTCCAATTGTTCATAATCATTCCACTCACAAAAGTCTCCATCAATCGTATCACCCGACATTAAGTCTTGGTTATAATAAAAGTTCTTGGTCACACCACTTGTTAAAGTATATCCCGAAGTTTTTATATTAGTATTTGATGTTGGATTATCATCTTGCCACCAAGAAGTTGCCGTTGGGTTAATGTTAAATTGCCAACCCTGTTTCAACCCAATACCAACATAAGGTTTATTAATTTCAAATGAACTTGGTTTATTAAAATATCCAGTATATCCTTTATTAACCACAGTTAAAAATATCTCAGTTAACGGTCTCTTTTGATTGTCCGTTATGTTTAATAAATTTAAATCGTAAGCCAACGTAACATTATAAGAATTACTACTTGTTTTTTGTGATATTCGGGTAATCTTATTTGGTGTTATTGAACTATATTCTAATTTCTTTTCTTCAGTAAATAAATTCTTTTCAAAACCGGCTTTAGTCATAATACAATCACCTACGTTTGTCATTATCTTATGTTGTCTAACATAATACTTAGAAGTTGTTTCAAGATAATTTTCGGGGTTTATAACTCTTTTGAAAGTACCACTAACACCATTACTAAATGTTGTTCCAGTATATCCAATATTGAATATATTAAATATATAAACATCACTATCAAATAAATCATTTCCTAATGAGTAAACTTGGAATGTATCAATTTCATTATAAAAAAACGATAACTTAACAAATTCACCAGGAGTTAATCCGTGAGGAGCAATACATTGGAATTGAATAATACCATTTCCATTCTGAGTTGAATTGTTAATTACAAATGGAATACCTTCTGAGGCAATCCAACTTCTATTATCATTATTTAATGAATACTCTAATTGTTTAGTATAATCGTTTGAATACGGATAACTTATATAATAAGTCCAATTATATGTGTAAGCACTTTTTGCTTTATATGAAATGTGTTGGTCTTTAACATCAGGTCTATAAAAATCAAATTCATAATATTGTGGAAACCCATACCAAAAACCCGATTGCATAGATGATATTGGGTCAATATAATATAAATTATATTGAAATGGTAAGTAATTTGTTGTACCACTAAGTGTATTATCATATAGATACGTTAACTTAAACGTTGGTCTAAATACCGTACACGCCTGTCTTTCATTATCAAAAACTTGTTCTAAATTAATACTAGCACTTCTATCAAACTCAGTCAGTAATCGAGTTTTTTGATTTAACGAAATATCAATATCTTGGTCTACAGCAGGCGCCGACTTATATTGTTGACTACTTGGTATGATTGTATACTTATTCACTTATTGAGTATTTTGTTTTAAATTTATCTAAAGCTGTTTGTCCTTTAGTAACACCAAAATAAAATTGGAATGGTGCTCCAACCATTACTTTATTATTTAATGTACCCAGAGTAGAATAATTACCGTCAGAATCAACACCAAAAATATAACCTCTAGCACTTGTTTCTCCAGAAACCGTATTTAAATCAACATTTGGACTTAAAAAATAAGACGGTGATGATACAGGATTTCTTTCCCTATCATTAGATTGATAAGCTCTACCTTGAACAATATCAGTATCTTTGGTTGCCCAATTATTATATTGAGTACCAAATACATTAACAGAAGTACTACCAGTCGACGTGTCAATATTCCACTGATAAAAAGGAACAACTTGTGATTTAATTCCATACGTAAATGGAAAGTTATTTAAATTATCAGTAGTTCTAAAATTAATTCTACCAGGTGTAATATAATCTTTAATCTGTAAATCTTCAGTTGTAGATGAAAACCAAACAGCAATTACTGGATTATTTGCAGTTCCCAAAATTTGAACGGAATTATCATTATAAAATTCTTGAGAAAATCCAATTACACCAACCTCAGAATTGATAGATAATAGTTGAGCCAAATCACCATCAATTCTTCTTTTTCTTGGGTCATTTTCATATCTAGAAAATAATTGATTTAATGAATTATCACCAAACGAAATTATTCTTTGTAAGAAATTCTCATCAGTTATTCTTGAAATAACAAATAAATTAATTAAGTCTGATGTATCGTTATAACTAGTTGGATTTATATTTGGTATAACATATCCTTTAGTTGATGGGTCAAAAGTTATTTCAGAATAAAAATAATCTTTCATACCTAAATTCATTATTGTTGTTGGAAATAATAAATTTCTATCATTAACACCACTATCAGGAGAATCAATACCAATAAATTTAGGAATTGGTGATTGTTGATATGGACTACTTCTATAATAAAAATTATTAGTCGTACTATCAAAATAAACTAAATTTTCACAATATTCCGGTAATTTTGGTTTATTATTTTTATCGTATGTAGTATTAACTTGAATTGGAAATGCAAATAAAGAACCATTAATCCAATTATTTGTAAATGATTGTGATAAAACTCCTCTACAAAGACCATAGAAAAATCTAAACCTATAACCCCATTCATTAAATGACCCTAAATCTTTACCTAAATTTAATGGTTCTTGAAAAAAGACATAACATCCATTAACAACTTGGTCACTTGTAACACAATTTTGATTAACCTGAAAATTAGAACCAAATCCTTCATAACAACTTAATCCAACCATATTTTCACAAGTAAATGTTTCGGCAACAGTAACACTATTTGGAAGTCCATCTATTTCTGCTGTAACAATACTCGCACCTGTACTATATCTTGGTCCACTATACGTTTCAAATTTAGCATCTATTCCATAGATTGCAAATTTTAAATTTTGTTGTAATAATGCACAACCATATTCCCAATCATAACCATCCAACACATCAGAACTAGGTAATCTATCAGTTCTCATAACATTTAAACTTCCATTACTCATTAACGTTGGTTTTGGTCTTACTAATCTATCCTGAAGTTTAGAAGTAAAAGTAGGACCACCATTAACCGGAAGTTCAACAAAAGACGAATAATTTGCAGGTATAACGGTATAACTTGTGAAATTAACAATAGGACTTGACGAATTAGACCAAGTATTAGTATATGGTGTTATATACATGTTTCCAAGTCCTGATAATTCTTCACCATTATTATATTTACCAGGTTTAATATCATACGAATACAAAGCATTTGATGTAATTGTACTAATACCTTGTATATTACTATTGGAAACAAATGGAGATTCAACAATATTAAAATAAAATGAGTAATAGGCATCAGCAATTCCATAGTATCCCGTACTTGTTGAAGAGTATCCCGAATATGTATATCCAGGTGTTGTATTACCAACGATACCTGGTTCAAAGAAATATGATGAATAAAACATATCGGTCTGTCCTGTAAATTTTTGTACCGCAATTTGATTATTATCAGGTAATTTTTGTATTGGTATATTTAATCTTGTTTTAGTTTTAACAACAAAATTATCATCACTAGCAAAATCCTCTTTACCAAATATTTTACTTAAATCATACTCAGTTTCATATAGTGGAGAATATGGGTCAACACCTCTTTGAAAAATAACAATGTATTGGTCTCCAAAATTTTGATATGTATCAAATAATGAAAAATTGTATGAAGCAGAACTCCAAGAACTTCCAGGTCCAGCCGTTTCACCAAACCAATCAATCACTGTTTGAGTACTAATAATACCGGGAAAACTATTTTGATTGTCCACATTAACATTTGAATTTTTCCATAAAGTAACCGCATCCGATACTGTAATAGCGGTTACAACTTGAAAATATTCTCTATCTGATGCAAATTCATAATTTGTTATTGTTGAACCTGTTGGTAAACTATATTGTACTGTTTTTTCAGTTATTTGAGTGTCAGCATAAACAACATTGACCGTTGTTTCTCCACCAACATAACCTTTTGTATTACCACTAATACCACCTAAAGTAAATCCTGAGTATGCCCAATTAACATCTGAACTTGTTGCAGGATTAACAAACGTAACCAAATCACCTGATGTAAACGATTGATTACTTAAAACCGTTAGTGTATTGTCATAATGAAATTTACCAATATTTGAATTAGGTTCAACTGAAACTTTTATTTTATTAAGTCCAGTAAAATAATTGTATCTACCATTGAATATATTTATTCTTTCACCTAATGGTAATGTACTTGATATTGCAAATTTACTATAAGTCTGATTTGGAATTACATATGGTTGAGATTGTGTAATTTTATAAATGCTATATGTATCTGTAGTCCAGTTTGTTGATTGAGTAAAGGTAAAGGATGAAATTGTAGACAAACCACCTGTCGCATCACAAAAAGCATTTGAATTAAGTATTTGTTCATCGATAGAAGTACCCGAAAAATACGATTTAAAATAATTAATATATGATTCACGACTAGAAGTATAACTTAAAAAACCAGCACCCGAAACATAATATTGTTTTTGTACTTGGTTTGTTGTTGTTACTTGACACTCACAAGCTTGACAATCAGGATATGTAATCATTGGTAATTCCATCGTAGCATCCCATTTATTACATTCAATATTTAAATTGTCACAAACATACCCAAGCCCAGGAAATTTACAAATTTCACATAAAGCAGATTTAACTAATCTGTAAAGATATAATACTATATGTCCTACAATTATTAAAATAGGTCCTATTATTTGAATAATTACCATTATTATTGAAAATAAAAAAAATAAAAAATCAAAATTCCTGAATCCGTCATTAACCGGAAATTTATTATTTGTCGAAGCACAACTATCATCATCAATCTCTTTAATACCAATAAATCTACCTCTACCACCTTCTTTATATTCGTCAATTAATGATGCAACCGTATAAACCCTATTAAAGTTAAATTCATAAAATGTATCCTCACAATTAACAATCTCATTAACTCGGTTATTGTAGTCATCACCACTTAGAAAATTTTCAGTATAACCTGTCCAATCTAATCCAAAATAATATGAACTATGTTTTTTTGTTTCAGAATATTCTTTAATGTTTGGAACTAAATAATATGGTCTTCTTGTTTGTTCCGCTGGAGTATTTGCTTGTTGCCATTTAATTTTAAATCTATATTTTGATTTTGTTGGTATACCTATTGTTGGGTCATAAGATAATACTTTTTCTCCAAATTCATTTGTAATATAATAATCCAAATTCATAGGTAATTCCGTAACCCAAGTACCATCCCCATCAATAACATTACCTGCCTGTTCTAATTGATACACTTCCAATATTGGTAATCCATTACTATCAATATTAATTGTTTGTCTTAAAGCAAGAATTTGACCCGGTCCTGTTGTTAAATCACATAAATTACCCAAATTGTCTTTAGGTCTACATCCAGGTCTAACTCTCATATTATCAGGACTTGAAAACATTGAACCCATAAAAACCGAAGTTGGTTGAATATCAATATTAGCATTATCTCTTAAATCAAAATCCGCTCTACTAACGGCAATCTGACAAACCGCAGGGTCACCCCACAACGGAGCAACATCAACTGTTTGTTGTATGTTTACAATTTGAGGTAATGAATTTAAATCTGTTGATGTTTTAAATTGGTTACCAGCAACTTGTGATTCGGTAGCCAAACCCATTCTAATTAAATCTTGAGGTGTTAAAGAGAACTCACCGATATCAGATAAGTCAACATCCATAAATAAAGTTTGACCACCTAATGGAGTTCCCATTATCATATAGTCACCACTATCATTTGTTTTTGTTGTATACTTGTAATACTTGTCGTAAATTTCCACAACAGTATTATCAGTTAAAACATCTAATCTACCAGGTAATGTTCCTGTCGCGGCATGTTTAGAATATGATTTTTCGTAAGGTAATAGATTATATCTATAACCATCTTCATTTCTATCGTTTGGTGATTTGTATGGGTATATGCTTGAAATTAGAGGATTTGATTCATCAATAGTATCAATTGGAATAAAAATAGACACTCGGGCATTTGGTAACCCTAATCCATTGTTAGCAGTAACCCTACCAACAACAACACCATAGTTTGCACAATTTCTTGTATAAATCTCTGATTGTTGAATTTTTAATGATAAAATTTCTAAAAACTCGAAATCTTGGTCTAATTCAATATTAATTGTTTTATTGATACCAAGTTCAGTTCTTATTCTATATGATTGACCCATCTAATGTCTTTAATTAATAAATAGTTTATGTGGAATTTTTAAAATGTACCCACACAATTTAATTATAAGTTAAAGTGTTTATAAATAAACCAGTTAAGAGAAAGTAACTGATTGGAAGTTTTTAACCAAAACTTTAATATCTTTAGTTGGATATCTAATTTGATAAACTTGTGAAGGTTGAGCAAAAATTGTATCATCAACCGTTGAAATAAGTTTTGTTTCAGCATCTGCATATGACATTGAAGTCTCCGCTGAAGAATACTGACCACCAACTTGATTGAATACATCTAATCCAGCAACAGTTAAAACACCATTTGTATTTTGAATTAAACTCTTTATCTCAGATAGATAAACGTTTTGTCCCAACTCTCTTGTTTGTGGATTAAAGTATGTCGAAATTTTATCAATAACACTTGAAATTACTTGTCCTGAGTTTTGTGCCGAATCTAAAACGATTGAAACCTCAACACCTAAGTCAATAACCTCAGCGGTAAAGATTGAAATATAATCATTCATCATTCGATAGTTTGATAAATAATTGGCAATATTTTGTCTTAAAGTATTTGATACAATATTAGTTAACTTACCCGAAGTATCATAAGATAATACTTGAATTAATATTTTGTTATCATTTTCAGTTATTGATACTTTAGCAGGAGCTCCGAACTCTGCTGGCATGTTTCTAATCAACGAATCATAATCTTGAACGGTAACGGCTCTTTTTTGAGCTGAAAAGTTAAATGAAACGTAATTTCTAATTTCTTCTAATGAAGGAATACCAGCTCCACCAACTGCTGCAGTTACGTTAGTACATCTTAAAGAGTTAACTACTGATGAGTTTGTTGTCTCTGATGGACCATTAACTGAGAACGATACGGTACCAATTTGATTAATAACACTTGTTCCCAAGTTTGTTCCTAATCCACCACCAACTCTATATTGAATAAACAAAGTTGAATTAGGTATTAATGTTGAACCTAATGAAATGTTATTAGAATATCTTTGTAAATCTAAAGTAACCCCAAGTGTTGTAAATTGATTTAATTGGTCTTGAGCAGTATTTGTACCACCACCAAATGTCATCTTTTTAAATCCTTCAGGTGTGTATTCTGTTATAAATCTATCTTGTGTTTGAATATATTTACCCACTTTAATACCTGGTTGGTCAGAAACTTTGGTAGGGTCTTCAATAAAAACTCTATCTTCAGCTAAGGCATCAACTTCATACCATCTATTAGATAAACCTAAAAATTCTGCGGTTGTTGGAATATTTGTATATTCTGTTCCACTTTTTAATAATACACTTGTAATACCAAGTACATTCTTTTCAGGTAAAAATAATTCAAAGAATGGTTTAACATCATTTGCACCAATTACTCTTTTAAACACTTTGGTTATACCATTGACAACCATTTCTCGTTTTGTAATTGTATAATTCACAAGAACATTATTAGAGTTAAAGTTTGGTATTTTTAATCTATTAGGATAACCTTGAGAATTATATGGTGAAGCAAAATCAATATCATAAATGTTTTCAAATACAACACCAGCACCAGTTACTTGTGAACCTCTTAATAATGTTCCAAGATATCTTTCATCTTCTTTATCACCAAAGGCAGGAACCGTAATTGAAAAATCAACTAAAGCAACCGATGGTCTTTGACCCGGTAATTTTAAACCATAAGTTCTTGCAATATTATAAATTGAAGACCTTTGTTGAGCATATTGTAATACAGTTTCCTGAATACTTCTATCAATTTGATAGTTTAAGTTATCTGCAACGGCAGCATTTAAATCAAGGAAAACCGAGAACACCGAAGCATCATTAAAATCCTGAATTAATTCAGGGTAATACGTTTTTACGTAATTTAATAATTCAGTTCTTATTCCTTGGAAATCTCTGGTTGTGTACGATATTTTGTTATTTGCCATTTCTATTAAATATTGATAATCACAAAATCACTCTGAGCAAATGTTGAACCATTTGTAGAATAATCTAATCTTATTTTTGCTGTATATTCTGATGTTCCTTTACCAGGAAATCTATAAACCGAAGATTCACTAGTTCCTGCAGAGTTTTGTCCTGTTGCAATGTCCAATTCTTCTTGTGGGTCTGCGGGTGTTATTGTTAAATTATTAATTAAAAGATTTGGCATAAAATTTTCAACCGCGTCTCTAATGTCAGATTCAATAGCATTAAATGTTAAACCATCAAATGGTTCAAATAAAAATTCATACAATCTAGTACCAAAAGTTGGTAAATAATACCTTGAACCTTTTCGAGTTAATAAAAGATGAATCAAATCAGCCTTTATTTCTTGTTGTTGAAATTGAGTTAATTCTAAGTAATCACCCCTTTCAGAATCTCTGAAGGGAAAATTAAGACCATATGTTGTACCGTCTGCCATATAACATAAATATACTTAGATTATTTTTTTATTGAAGTGTGAATATTTCTATTACCTTTTATATGTGTAGGGTCAAAAGGACAATGTCTACAACCTGAACCACAACAAATACCTCTCTTTATATGATATTCTTCAGTAAAAACCATATTACCAAACTTATCGTAGTAAAAATCAGAAGGGAGAAGTTTATTCGACTTCTCCCTTTTGTTATTATTTAAATTCATATTATAAATTATTTAACCTCGCAAGCACCACCAGAACAGGCCAACTCACCACTTAAATCTGTTTCATCACTCACTTCAACAACATTTTTTAAGTCGATTGAATGTAGTTTTTCAAACATTTTTTCAAATTCTTCTTTAGTACAATCGGTAAATGGTGCTTGAGTATACGAACCATTATCATAGGGTAATACAGATAGTCCATTGTAAAATTCTCTATTATTCCAAAACCACTCACCAGCTAATTCCCAATCTTCAGGTTTTAAACTAATTGTTGCAGATACGTTATGTGTATTTGAACCAGTTCTGTGTCCAGGTCTAACCCATTCTTGTGTAATTTTTTTAACACGTTCTAATAATTGGAACGGACTTTCAGTTCTTAAGATAGAACCTTCAGGTGCTTTTTGTGGAACTGAAATTACCGCTGTATCGTGTGGACGGAAATATTCATCTTCAACTAACTCAGGGTGATTTTCAGATAAGTATTTGTAAATTGCTTCATTCTTTCCAACACGAATACGACGAACGTAATAATCATTATGCCAAGCATGAATACCTGATGATGTTCCTAATGTTAACGATGTCGTTCCCGCAGGTTTAACCGTTGTTGTTCTTGCTGATTTGTTAATTCCAATTAAGGTAGCAACTC